ATTACTTGTATTTCAACAATCTAACGGTGGCGTAATAAATGTCCAAGGAACTAACACGGCATCTACATATACTTGGACGATTCCAGCTTCAACAGATACGTTTGTGGGTTTGGCTGCGACTCAGACACTTACAAATAAAACTTGGAACAGTAATACTATTGGAACAGCTTATGGTGGAACTGGACTAACATCATTTACCGCAAATGGTTTAGTTTATGCTTCATCTACAAGCGCTTTAGCTACTGGATCTGCATTAACTTGGAGTGGTACTGCTCTTGCTAATAACAATGCTACTGCATCAGATAGCATAACAAATACTTTGTATTTACAGACATCAGGCGCAACTAAAGCTGCAAATTTTCAAATTGGTTCTTCTGGTGTATTGCAAACATGGGTATATGGAGGTTCTTCTTGGGTAAACGCAACAACTATTGATGCTTCTGGTAACTTAGGATTAGCAACCACTCCTAGCTCTTGGAGTGGTTTTACTGTATTACAAGATAAAAGTGCTTCAATGGCAGTTACAAGTAACGGTAATAACGTAGATTATTCTATAAATCGTTACAACAATGGAACCAATGATATTTTTTACCAAACAGGTAATTACGCTTTAATATATGAACAAGCATCTGGTTCTGGGGCACATCGTTGGTATACATCTACTGGAACAGGAACTGCGGGGGGAACAATATCATTTACCCAAGCAATGACACTAGATAATAGTGGTCAATTATTAGTAGGCACAACTTCTGCTATTACAACTGCTTCTATACAAGCATATCAAACTTCAGCGGGTAATTGGTCTTATGCAGCTAAATCTACTGCTAGTGCAGGAAGCACATACTTTATTACATTTAACACTTCAGAAGGTACGCAAAGAGGTTACATTTATTACAATGGTAGTTTAACTGTTTATGCTACAAGTTCAGACCAAAGATTAAAAGAAAATATAGTTGATGCGCCCAGTGCAATAAGTGATTTAAATTCAATAAAAATACGCAGTTTTGATTGGATAGAAAACAAAGTACATCAAAAATATGGGGTTATTGCCCAAGAAGTTCAACTGATTGCTCCTGAAGTAGTATCAACTCCTCCTGAGCCAGATGGAATGTTGGGAGTTGATTACAGCTTACTTGTGCCTATGCTCGTTAAATCGGTTCAAGAACTATCCGCACAAGTAACAGCCCTTCAAGCTAAGGTGGGCATATGAACCAAGTAATCACACTATTAAAAACAAAGTCTGTTCAATGGGCTTTGGTAGTTGCGGTTTTATCCGTACTCCAAGGTTTTGTAATGGAATTTCCACTAACCCCAGTACATCAAATGATTGCCGGGGTGACAATATCAATAATTGTGGTTTTACTTAAATTCCTAGAAGGTGTCTAATGGACTATAAATGGGAAATATCAGAACTTAGCGCAGAGGGTGAGTTAATCACCCATGCCAAATATCATTTAAGCCTGACTGACGGGACAAAAACGGTTGAAACCGAGGGAAATTGGTACTTTAAAGACCCAGTTTTGACTGTTCCTTTAGCTCAGGTAACCGAGGAAACTGTTGCAGGCTGGATAGAGCAAGACTCTATGCGTGACGGGGTAAATGTAATAAAATCTAGGCTAGAAGAACAATTGGCGCTTTTAGAAAAGACGACATCTATTGTCCCTCCTTGGAAACCTCAAGTTTTTACACCAAATTTAGGGTAAGTTATGGCACAGGCAATTGACATCATTTCTAGGGCGTTAAAGGACATCGGAGCTTTAGAGGCTGGGGAAACTCCGACACCAGAGGCTGCAACTGATGCCTACGATATGCTTCAGGATATGTTAGATCAATGGTCTAACGAAGACATGATGGTCTTTTACAAAAATGAAATTATCTTCCCTGTCGTTCAAAACCAAACCCAGTACACCATCGGACCGGGCGGTCAAATCGGGGCGGTGTTTACAGGTTCAATCTCAGGAAATATCCTCACAGTTACCCAGTTAACGTCAGGCGGTATTTCGGTTGGTCAAACCTTGTCAGGCACAGGAATTACGCCCGGCACAAAAATCCAACAAATGCTCACAGGAGCTGGTGGTCAGGTAAATGAAGCAGGAACTTACCTAATTAACTTTAGCCAGACGATTGCATCCACAAACATCAACAGTTACTACCAAAGACCCTTGGGGCTTAGATCAGCGTTTGTAAGGGTGAATACTACATCCAACGGTCAAGCCATTACAGGGGGCGGTTTAGACTATCCTGTATCGGTTTTAAACCTAGAACAGTATGAGATGATAGGTCTTAAGACTTTAAATGGACCCTGGCCCAAAGCAGTCTATTATGAGCCGACCGAAACCCTTGGAAACATATATTTATGGCCCAACCCAAGTCAGGGTGAGATGCACATTTTTGTTGATCAATTATTCCAACAATTCACCTCGATTAACGAAACAATAAACCTACCCCAAGGCTACACAATGGCTCTCAGATGGTGTTTAGCAGAGCGTTTAATGCCGATGTATGGTAAGGCTTCAACAACGCAAATAGCGATGATTTCAAGGTTTGCAGCGCAAGGTAAATCTACTGTGAAACGCACAAACATGAACCCAGCGATTGTGTCTAGTTATGCTGATGCGCTTTTGGTTGGTCGCAGTAAGGATGCTGGTTGGATTCTAAGTGGTGGTTTCTTGCGCTGATTGATTAGGTTGACAGGTTAATTAGAAAAGTATATGATTAAATCTTTTAAAGGAGTTAATCATGGACTTACAAGAGAAACGTAGAAAAAACAGAGAATATCAAAAGGCTTATTACGAAAGAAAGAAGAACGGTGAAGGTCCAAGAGACCCGGGAAGACCAAGAAATACGCCAGATGTATTATGGTCAAAGGTTGATAAAAAAGGTGAAGATGAATGTTGGAATTGGTTAGGTGTTAAAAATCATCAAGGTTATGGCAGAACTACGATAAATGAATATCAGTACTATGCCCATCGAGTTATTTTTAATTTAGTCAATCCGGGTGTAATTAATTTAAATGCTCCTAAAAGTTCAGATGAAACTGGATTTTTAATGCACAGTTGCGATAATCCATCATGTTGCAACCCAAAGCATTTAAAAGTTTGCACCCATGCGGAAAACATGGCTGACAAGGCAGCAAAAGGAAGGTCTCCTGATTTCAAAGGAGATAAAGGTCCAAGGTGTAAATTAACAATGGTTCAAGCAAGGCAAGCAAGGGAACTTAAAAAGAACGGTATGAGTACAAGAGAACTAGCCAAACAATTTGGGATTAGCCTGCCAAGCATGAAAACTTTGCTGCGTGGCGAATCCTATAAGGAAACATAATGGCAGATTTTGGATTTGTCGGACCAAGTTACAGCGCACCGTCAATCTATCAAGACGACCAAGAATGTATAAATTGGCGAGTTGAGATTGATCCGCTAAGAGAACCCGGTACTAGAGCCGTGGTTGCTCTGTACCCGACTCCCGGCTTAACATCTGTCCTTACCCTGCAAAACAAAGCGCCCATCCGTGGCATGAGAGCTTTGTCTGGCGGTCAGCAGTTAATGGTAGTCTGCGGTCCTTACGTTTATTCCCTGACCTCAAATCTAGTTCCTACCATTGTTGGTCAACTCAGCACTTCTACGGGTCAGGTCGGGATAACCGATAATGGCACATACGTTTATATTGTTGACGGCACAAACAGGTACACATGGCGCATTAATAGCCCGTCTAGCGCAGTTTTTACTGGGACTATAAGCGGCACTACCCTAACAGTCACGGCAGTCACCAACGGCGTTATAACCGCTGGTCAATCTTTATTTGGGATTGGGGTTGCAGCTGAAACCGTGATTACTGCCTTGGGTTCAGGTTCAGGAGGAGTGGGCACTTACACTATTAACCTAAGCCAAACTGTAAGCACACCTGAATTAATGAATTCAGCGCCTGTTGGAGCTAAGTTTACAGGCACTATTTCAGGAACTACTTTAAATGTAACTGCGGTGGCATCGGGTATTTTATATCCCGGGCAGACAATTCAGGGGGCTAACGTAACATCTAAAACAGTTATTACCGCTTTGGGAAGTGGAATTGTTTTAAGCGAAAGTATCCTTACGCCCGGTAATTTATATGCGGTAAACGACATAGTAACTGTGGCAGGGGGTATTTATGGCGTGACCCCAGCTAGTTATACCGTGACATCTGTGACGGTAGGCGTAGGGACTTTAGGCGCAATTACGGGTGGTTCTGGTTATACAAATGGAACGTATAACAACGTCCAAATGACTTATGTCAGCGGAACAACTGCTACAACCTATCCAACAGCGAATATTGTGGTTTCTGGGGGCGCAGTTACATCAGTTACTTTGATTACTTATGGGGTTGGATTTACCAATACAAGCACGGTTTTAAGCGCAGCAGCTTCAACAATTGGTGGAACTGGTAGCGGATTTAGCGTACCAATTTCTTCTTTAACAAGCGGTGGTGCGGTTACAGGGTTAAGTGTTAATAACATAGGTTCTTACACATCTAACCCAATAAACCCAGTTTCTACGACCACAAACGGGTCTGGAACAGGGCTTACTTTAACTTTAACGTTTGGTACAGGTACGGGGGGAACAGGTAGTTACACAGTCAGCCCCAGCCAAACTGAAGCAACAAGCGAGACAATGTATGCTCTTAATTTTAGTATTCTCCCACCTACGGATGGACCATTTCAAAGTGGGGATGTTGTTGATATTGTCGATAATTACTTTATCTATAACGACCCGGGTACTCAATTATGGGGCGCAAGCAGTATTTCTAGCCCAATAAGCCCACCTTTATCCTACGGCGCAAAAGACGGCGCACCTGATAATTTGGTTTCTTTAATTGTTGACCACAGGGAAGTTTACTTACTTGGTGAGCAATCTTCTGAAGTTTGGGTGGATTCTGGGACTTTTCCTTTCCCTTTCCAAAGAATCCCCGGAACTTCTACCCAGCACGGAATTGCAGCAAAGTTCAGCGTTGCTAGGGTTGGTAACTCTTTTGCTTATCTCAGCCGAAATATTCGGGGTCAATCCCAGATTATGTTGATGGAAGGCTATATTCCTAAAAGGATTAGTAACCATGCCGTTGAAAATACTTTAACTAACCAGTACGTTGAAGATGCCGTAGCCTTTACTTATCAGTTGGAAGGTCACGAAGTTTATGTGATTTCTTTCCCAACCCTTGACTTGACTTGGGCTTTTGACATCACAACTAATATGTGGCACAAGTGGTTGTGGTGCGACAATACCAATAAATACCACCGTTGCAGGGCAAATTGCTCGGCTGTGTTTCAAAACATGGTTTTAGTCGGGGACTGGGAAAACGGACAGATTTACGAATTAGACCCTAATAATTACACAGACAACGGTCAAAACGTCAGAAGACTGCGTAGAGCGCCCCATTTGGTGACTGACCTACAAAGACAGTTCTTTGATGAACTTCAAATCCAGTTTCAGCCCGGGGTAGGATTAACCTCTCCAAATACTCAAAACGGTACTTTTGTCGGGACTAATTTAATTATTTCAGTTTCCCAAAAATTCATTGTTGCGGTAGGAGATGTGGATATTATTGGCGTTCCAAACCAAATTTACCCAAGCCAAAACTTAAGTAATCCACAGGCAATGCTAAGATGGTCAAGTGACGGCGGTTCAACTTGGTCTAGGGAATACTGGGTGTCTATTGGACAACAAGGTAAGTACCGAAACAGGGCGATTTGGAGACGTTTAGGGACTGCTAGGGACAGGGTTTTTGAAGTTGTCGTTTCTGATCCTGTTAATGCGGTTATTGTTTCTGCTAATTTGAAGGCTTCGGAGGGTGAAAATTGACCATTTCTAACACACCGAATCAGGTTACGCAGGCAATTCCACAAGCGCCTGTAATTGACCCTGCGACCAATCGACTTAGCCGTCCTTGGATGCAGTATTTTCTGAATTTTTTAAACTTCAATAGTGCTTCCACCGCAACATCTGGTGAGGCAGCATTGCCTGCAAAGCCTGCTGGGTTTATGATTGTTACGGTTCAAGGTCAACAGTTTAAAGTTCCTTATTACAATAATTGATATGGAATTAACAAAAGAACACATCCCAACTAGAGAAGAAATTGACAAACTCCAAAGGGAAATGTCAGTTATGCCACAGGCTGAACTTCAGACTGAACATTATTTTTCGGGTGGGATGTATTGCAGGAAACTGACCAGACCAGCTGGGACTTTAATTGTCGGAAAAGTTCACAAAAAAGATCATTTCTTTTTATGTGCCAAAGGTGAGATTATTGCGTGGTCTGAAGGTGGAATGAAGCATTTATATCCCGGGGATGTGATTTGTTCTAAACCGGGTACAAAAAGAGTCACTTTAGCCGTAACTGATGCAATTGGCATTACATTTCACAAGACTAATAAGACTAATTTAGATAAAATTGAAAAAGAGTTAATAGAACCAGATGAATTAGCATTATTTGATGCTAATAATCAGTTAAAAGGGGATAGATTATGTCATGGGTAGCCGCAGCAATAGGTGGTAGTGCAATAGTAGGACTGTATGGCGCTAGTCAAAACGCCAAGGCAATCAATAATGCAGCCAATTTACAAGCCCAAGCCGCTGCACAAGCACAGGCTTTACAGCAAGCTGAATTTAACACAATTAACACTCAAGAAGCGCCCCAAAGAGCAGCTGGATATACTGCACTCAATCAATTAAATGCGCTTGGTTCAGGTAATTACCAGAAATACGATGTAAATGGCAATCCAATTGGAACAGGTACAGGATCAGGTTATTTAACCAAACAGTTTGGCGATCAAGATTTAAACGCAAACATTGCTCCTAATTACGCATTTCAGCTTCAACAAGGTCAAGGTGCTATAAATTCAATAAATAATGTAAACGGTGGTGGTGGTAATGCCGCACAAGGTTTACAACAATTTACACAGAATTATGCTCAAGGTGCATATCAAAACGCATTTAACAATTTTCAAGCACAAAGAACGAACATTTACAACACATTAGCTGGTATTGCTGGTCTTGGGCAAAATGCTCAAACCGCCACAAATGCCGCTGGTACTGCAAACGTAAATGCTCAGTCTCAACTTGGAATAGGTGCAGCAAGCGCACTTGGTCAAGGTCAAATTGGAGCAGCACAAGCTCAAACAGGTGCGTTAAATGCTTTAGGTCAAGGCGCTACTTTGTGGGCTTTGTTAAATCAAAGGTCTCCTGTACAAGCTCCACAAGGATATAACCCAAATACAGTAGTTGGACCCGGAACTGAATCTGGTGGTGTTCCATTTACTACTGCAACATAGGATAAAAAAATGCCAGATTTTAATTTTGCACCATTAGCTCTACAACCGCAACAACAAACCTCACTTGGAGATATGTTAAATATTGCTCGTGGGGCGCAGGCTTATCAACAAGCTCAACAAATTAATCCATTGTTGCAAGAAAAAGCACAATTAGATATTCAAGCTGGGCAACAAGGATTACAAAAAGGTTCATTTGAATTACAGCAAGCAAATCGTATTAATGAAGAAATAAAAAGAAAACAACAATTTTTTTCTA